ACCACTATCTATCTTGTTATGAAATACCTCTTGAGGTTCTACTGAAGAAAATTGTCCTCCTACAAATGAAGTGACACCTAAAAGGTCATTTTCGTACATATTTTTAAATATATTTTGCCCTATCACAAAGTAATTCATTAATAAACCGTCACTATCTTCTAATTCATTTTTAATAGTATCTACTTTGGGCATTATAAACTGTCGTGTAAACCTATGCTCAGTATTTGTTGTATCGTAGTCCTGTAAAGCATATACATTTTCACTTCTATAATCATATTCTATCTGTAGGTTTCTTACATAAAAATCAGTGGCGAAGTTAGTTGGCGTTCCATTTGCGTAAGTGTCTAAGTTAAATTCCTTTTCTAAGTCTTTTTTCCATAAGCTATTCACGTCAATAAGTCCTATTGTAGTGAACTCACCCTGATTATTATACTTCTTAAAGTCTAAATTAAATGTATAAGTTTGCGCATTCGTTCCGCAGCTATCAGTTATTTCTATGTACCCTGTAGCCTCCACGCCTTTGCTCTCATATTCGGCATCTAGTTCCGTTTTGCCACTCGCACAATAGAATTTTAATTCGGCTTCTATCTTTGTGTCTACGCAGCTATATTGAAAGTCTCTATCTAAGGATAATTTAATCACTTCTAAGCCTATTGGCTTGTCTATAGTGGTTATCTCTATACCATTGATGACTATTTTCGTTACTTCCATACGTGCAAAAATACGAAATTTTAAACATAATACTAAACTTTTTATATAGTTGCAACTTTATTACATCAATAAGACGCTAAACAATTTTAGTATATTTAACAATGGTTAAAAAGTTATTATGCTACATTTGAAAAAAATATAATAAATGTACACAATCACACCTCACATACTTGCAGTCTATAACTGCTATTCTTTTGGAGTCGAATCCAAAGTTTACGATAAAATAACTGGGTCTAAGGTCTATAACTTATACGATGATTATTCGAGCCTAACCGAGATTGATAATTTAAAAACAGAGATACTTAGTCAATCTGAATTTAGGCGCATCGATAAGTCAAAATATTATGAAATAGACAAAGGTGAGCTGGGAGTTATTTATGAGTATAAGGCAAACAAAATGCTTATAGCTCAGGTCGCAAAAAAGGAACTATCTAAACTTAAAAAGTGTATGGAGCTATGCAACGAACTAGAACATCTTAATCCACGTGACCAAAAGCTAATGTTGAAATATTCTAAGTTCAGCAAAAAGGCTAAAATGGAAGTCCAAGAAGACATCGACCACGTCTATAAGTGTTTAGAATTATGCAATCAGAAAACCTTTTACCAAGTATAATCCTTTTTCGCTAGTCCTTTTATGCTTTGGTTGGTTTCAACTAACCTTCTATCTATTGACTTTAATGTAGAACTAGAAACCCTCGCTATGAGATTGTTTTCCGCTTCTATTATTGAACTCCTATAGCTTTTAGCTGCTTCACTTTCCTTAGCCTGTAGTGCTGGCATTACATAGTGTCGGTTGATATAAGCATCCCTCTCACTATCTGACATATTTATCGCCTCTAATAAACCTAGATTATCACCTTTCATAGCTTGTGAGCGTCTAGTTATAAACTCATTACCTTCGGCTTCTATTAAGACTCCACCTGCAGCGTGAGGTTTACCGCTAATCATTCCTTGTATGTCAGAGCTTGGAATTGCACCCCCTTTCTCAAATTTAGGTATTGGTTGAGCTGCTACCAATGCTAATTGAGCTAATCCTAATGCACCTACTATTGCTGCGAATACTGGTCCTGCTATTGGTCCTGTAGTTGCAAACGCTTTTACCACTGCTACCGCTGTATTAATAACTATATCTAACATAGCTTTCTTTTTGTCAGCTTCGGCTTGTTTGCGCTTAATATCTTTTTCTTTTAATGCATACTTTTGTCTAATCAAATCCTTTTTTTGTTCGTTATCACCTGCCAATCTTAGCTCTTCTTCTTGTTGAGCTTGTAAAGCTGCTAACTCTTCTTGTCTGCGTTGAGTGTCGGCTGCAAATAAAGCATTTGAAACCGTACCAGCCACCGCTCCAGCCGCTTCAGCGTATGCAGCTGCTTTCTCTTGAGGAGTTGCACCTTTGTTGTTTAAAGTGTTTTGCAGATTTTCAATACTACCCTTAACTCTATTAACGTCTTGAGGATTTAATCCTATTTGTAAAAGTATTCCATTGTTAGCAAATTCAAATATCTCATTAAATTGTTTTTTTTGTTGCTCAAACAACCTTTGTTCATATTCTTCTCTAGTTTCAAATCCTCTTTGTGCAGCATCTCCCAAAGCTATATTGACACTTGCAATATTTTTCTTTTGGTCTTCTGCGGTTTTTTTATTCGCTTCTTGTTCTTTTTTGTTTACTTCGGCTATCTTAGCTTCTCTTATTTTTATAAGTTCGTCTTCTAATTCCTTATTGGTTTCTATTTTTAAGAAAAACTCATCTCGTATCTGCTGACGCTCTCTATCAAATTCATTTTTATAGTTAGCATTTTCTATTTCATCTAATATCTTTTGCTGCTCTTGAGCAGCTTTAAATACAGCCTCATTTTTTGCCTTCTCTAAATCATTTTTTATTTTAAGCTCTTTTGCCGCAGCTTCTTTTTGCTTTTTTTCATCTTCCTTTGTAGCTCCTACATTCTTAGTAGATGTAGTTATAGAGCTATCTGTAGTTAATAAATCCTTTTTATTCGTTACCGTAGTTATCTTTGCATTAGCTTGAAGTTTTTTGCTTAATTCAGCCTGAACAGCTTTTAAGTTTTTAGTTAATCCATTTACATCAACTCCTAGAGATTCTAGTATAGGTCTTACAGTTTCGGATATTCCTAGAATTGCATTTATTACGTTTAGCTTAACCTTATCAAATGTTTTAGTTACTATGTTCGCAAGTCCATCAAAATATGATATGACTACATTAAGCGCACCTCTAAAATCACCTGCAAAAATAGCTTTCCAAAAGCTAACAAATGATTTTACCTGAAGTGTAATAATTTCAAATGCACCAACTAATGCATCTTTGAAATTAGTAATAAGTAAAATCAAACCATCAATTGCTATTCTAACATTTGTAAGCACATAGTCAAAAACTTTTACAAAATCATTTGCACTAGCTTGACCTAATCCAAATGCCGAAGCTATTTCTACAAAAGCATTATATATACCAATTCCAAGTTCTTTTACAGCATTAAATAAAACGGTAAATAAATCAATTACCTTTTGTATATATTGACTTTCATTAAAAAATGTAATTATTGCACCTCCTATTTGACTAAAAAAATTAGTTACACCTGGTAATGCTTGAACTATAAAAGATATTAAAGTATTTAATCTTGATGTAACCTCCGATATAATTGGAGCTAAGGCTTCCCCTAGATTTTTAAATAGCATATCTACATTATCTGACAAATTAGATAATTGACCACCTAATGTTTTACTGATAGCCTCCATGCCACCAGCAACCCCTTCTAAATCTCCATAAGAAAGTATTGCATTTTTAATAGCGTCTTCATTATTTGCAACTTCTTTTGTAATTCCTTTAAATGATAAACTAACTGTATTTCCTTCCTTAGATGCTCTTATTCCAAACTCCTTTAATCTTTCAAATTCTCCAGTTTGTGCATCTAAAACCGCCTCTGTTAATTCATTAAATGACTTACCCTGACTAGATGCTATATCTCCTAGCTTAGTCATTTCTTTAGAGGTTAGTATTATTCCCCTATTCGCAAATTTTATAAAACTTTCCGTTAACTCATCTACTTGGAATGGAGTTGTAGAGGCAAATGAAACTATATCGTCAAGTGCTTTCTTTGCTTTTGAATTGCTGCCTAAAGTATTTGTAAGAACAGCTTCAAACTTTTGAAATTTTGCTGTACTATCAACTATTTTTGAACCAAGTGAACCTATAGCACTTGAAATAGAACCGATTGCACCAACTGCTAAACCGCCAAAAGCTCCAGCTATTGCAGAACCTATACCATTACTTCCTGTTAATGATTGGCGTAATTTTCCAAATGTACCATTTAGATTCGATACCTGATTAACTGCATCTTTTGTATCTACTTTGACATTGATTTCATTTTTTTCAATATCAGATATTGTAGAATTGCCCTTTTTTTTGAGTTCGTCAAATTCTTGTTCGGCTTGTTTAGTGTCTAATCTGGCTTTTATTACTATTTCATCTATCATATTTAATGATTTTAAATGTTATGAAATATCCTTAAGCCTTCGCTACTTATTGGATTTTTTGGTTTCTTTTGGTATGCTTTGAATGAACTTAGTGAGCGCAAAATAATAGTCTCGCATCGTTCCGTTCCATACTCTGTTATAGTCATCTACATTTTGACAAATGTAAACCAACTGCTCTTTTATTTTTTCGGTGTATTCGTTATATTCTTGAATTGGTCGGAGTTGCGGATTAAATTCAACGTCTCCTCCAATATCTCGATGTTCTTTTCCGCTATTCGTGTATATGAACTCCAATCTATGTCCGATAGATTCGCCGACTTTAAAAAGTTCCTGAACTCTGGACATAAAAAAAAACCATTGTCAGCCCCTCCACTTGCTCGCATTGTGTTCTTAATGTCCTTAGACTTCTCCTGTAAGAATAGTTGGTCAACAAATTCGTTTTTCTCGTCACCTCGAAGATATAGAACACTCATTATATCATAAATGATTCCTGTATCTAGGTTTAATTTTGCTCGCTCCTCCATTACTAGGTGAGCAGCTTCATATTGCTTTATATTAGCATATCCCTTACACTTATTAAAGAATATATCTAATTCTGTTCGCTTAATACCTAAAAAGTATTCTTTGACCATTGGTAAGTAATATTCAATATACCTAGCCGGGTTCATATCATTAGCGGCGTCAATATAATGATAGTAATTATGACCACTTGCACCCGTAAAAGCATAGCGCATTGGAACGCTTTTTCCTCCAGAGTCTACTTTTTTAGGGAATAGTTTTTCTTTTATACTAGCAAATTTCATTTAATACATCATTTAAATCACCACATTCAATAAATCTTAATCTAATAACTTCGCTTTGCATCTCATCACCTTCACAATTATAATACTGAAAGTTAGCTCTACTATTGTCAGCATACTTTAAATATAGTTTGAAGGTATGAGCAGTACTTCCGAACTCTAGTATCTCGGTATCAGTTAACACTATGTCACCAGCAATGCTAGGTATCTCAAAGCTACATTGTCTTTGGTTTCCCTTATAAACTATTAAGGTTAGGTCTTGAATGTTCTCAGCTATCTTGACGTTCTTGTCGCAGATGCTTAATTCTATAATCGGCTCACATAGTGTTGGCATTATTCGTAGATTTTATCATTAATTAAAGTTGCAATGGTTATGCTTATAACTGCTATTATAGCGACTTTCCAAATTGGAAGTATAAATAGTAAAGGGAGTGAATGAATAGAGGGCATACACGATGCGCAAGCGAATAATGGTTTGGCTATGTAAAGTAAGCCTTCATGGTTTCTCCATTTGCTTTTGATTTTTCGGTTTCTAAACTTAGATTCTAACCATGTATAAAGCCAGTTCAATACCATTTCAGCTTGAAACATAATTTGTAAGGCATTGATGTATAAAGACAGTATCAATGAGTATAAAAGTATTTCAGTTAGTTCACTATTCATACTGCAAAGATATTTATTTTATTCCAAATTTGTGAGGATATTTCTGAATGTCGTCCACTAACATAAACCAATACGAAAATCCGTAACGTATGCAATCTATAAAGTCAGCTCGCTGCTCTGCTAACTTCCTATCCTTTTTAATTAGTCCTTTGTCATCTTTCTCGGTATGCTGCAATTCAAATATAGTATTGGTCATACTTTCATCTAGTAGAATGTCTGGGTGATTGTAAAATACATAATTCAATAAGTCAATAGATGCCAATACACTTGGATTTGATTTGGGAACTTGCAAACGTCTCCCTAGATTGAATGCTTTGTTAATCTGAATCCAATTACTTAAACCTTCTGCCCTTCCCATTGCACCTGTAGCGTCACCTGTAAAGCATATTGAATGTAGCTTAGTAGCGTATTGCAGTTTGATTAGGTCTATTAGCTGCTGAGTGTTATGAATACCTTCTTTTGCCTTAATGGTTATCTCCCTTATGCCTCTTATCTTATGTTTGCCGTCCTCTCGGTATATTTGCCATACAGTGCACGCTAAAGGGTCAATATTAAAGTCAACCCAAAACAATAACGGCGTATGTTCTAATGGAGTTACTTTGCCAACGTGCTTACTAACGTCAAAGGTTTGTACCGCAGGACTTTTTACTTCCGTTATTCCCCATTCACCCAATACCACTACTCGATACTTATTATAGTTGTATGTCTTTAACTGTTCGTAGTCTCTTATCAACGCTTCATCTCGATAGCCATACGTTCCACAAGGTGAGCCAACGCTCCAATAGTTATCGTTATAGTCGGTTTTAATTAGCAACCTTGCACCGTCTGCGGACATCTTAATAAAACTTTCTGGACTTGGGAGCTTGTATTCACTGTCTATCCATTCTATTCTATCTAGGTAAGGCTTAATCCATAAATGCTCACTAACTGGATTCCATGTGCAGAAAAACATCTTAGATACCTCTCCCCTAAATGATAGTCTAGTCTCTTCGTATTCCTCCTGGCTAAATTGGTCTAACTCATCAAATAGCATATATGAATAATCCTCAATACCTTTTGCGCTATCCTCACTATCCAATCCTTTGAACTTAATGTGTGCTTTTGACGCTCTGAACTCTTTATCCATTACGTTTATTGCAGCTTCTACTTTAGTGGTACGTCTCGCCTTCTTAAATGTGCTTATCAAAGTCTCATTCATACGGTCAGATACTTTCCTAAAGGCTAGGGTGTTCTTTCCATATACCGCCGCTTTAATCAATGCGAATTGTGCTACCGTATAAGTTTTGGTTGATGACTTACCGCCATAGATGTAAACGTGCTTTATATTCGGATATTTGGTTTCAATATCCCAGAGTATATGGAATAGTGGATTAAACCACTTATTATCGAATTGAACTTTATTAATGTGCATATTTATGACCTATCCACAAACTCAGCTGCTAGTCCTATCATCTCGTGAGTATTCTTTTGCTCAACCTGTTTAGGTGATTCCCAACCTCCTATCTTAGCCATGAACTCTGCGGACTTAGTATCACCCTGTAATGCTTTTTCAACTTGCTTATAAATGATTTCAGCCTCCATTGAAAATTCAAACTCACCATTTATAGTATTCTTTTTGCTCGCTATCTGCTCTCCTATGAATACTAATGCGTCTTTAATAGTCTTTATTTTCTTTTTACCAGCAGATTTATTCTCTGGTGACGGTTGGTAGTCTTTTGAGAATTTAACCCCCTTACCTTTAAGATTATCAATTTTTGCCATAGCTCGTTTATTGCTCGTTTAGCGACACTTTTTGTCGTTTAGTAATATTATGTTCGTACTGTTCTATTCTCCTGTTTAGATACCATTGTGCTTTCCTCAAATCTTCCAGCTCCTTGCCTTTTTTATCTGCCCTTAGAATGTACTTTAACACATTCCCTAAGTGAAAGTCTAGGTTATAGTGTTCGATTACCTTTATAGCTTCGTAGGTATTGTCTCCTCCGTAATGTTTAGGGTGATGTATTGATTCTGACATTGGTTGATTTTTAATCTTCTAATCCTACAAATGCTTTTAATGGGTAAAATACAAGTGAGTTTCTATATCCTCCTTCGTGAGTTGGTATAATTGGAGTCACCCCATGAACATTTCGCCACGCTGGATAAACTAATATTGAATTGTCTTGCTGACCAATAGTAGCTCCGTAATCTGGAACGTGCAAATCTCCACCTTTTGAATTGAATTTTTTACAAATAATTACGTTTACTGCTCCAACTATATTGCCAGCGTCGCGGTGGAATGGTGCTGAAATATTATAATTTGAAATAGAACTTGTAAACAGATTTCCAAACTTCCATTTTTCTGGCACTTGTTTAAATAATTCAAGTTGCTGCTCATATTGTTTTGGCAATAATTCTTTTATTAATTGCTCACTTTCTTTTGCTAATAATAGCATAGCTTTTATAAATGTTTGTGCTGTTTTTACTCCGTGAACACTTGATAAAGTTGCATAGTTTCTTCTCATATGTGGCTTTGGAGGTACAGAACCGATTATTGTAGAATATTGCAATACTACATTTTTATATTTATACTTTCCTGTTTTTTCATCAATACCATCTGTAGGTGCTCTTTTCATTTCTGTTTTAGGTACATTTTTAGTCCTTAATTCAGAATTGGCTAAATCAGCTAATTTGCACATTTTTTCAGGCATTTTAGTTAGATAAAACCCTACAGGTTCGCCATCTGCATAAAATATACAATCTTCTGTTACATTTGGTTCAATATATTCACACGATTCGCCTATTTTACGATTATGGTCTATTGCTATTAAATCAATTCTTTTCATTTTACTTGTTTTTTATAATGTGTTGCTAATGCTTTTATATCAGTTTTCATATCTATACGCTGACCTTTTCTTTTTAAGGTGACAAACGGATGCCATTCTTTACACATTTTTTTTGCGCTTTCTTCGTCTTTTTTAGCCTTATATTGATTTTGCAGCCCCCCTAAATTACTGCCTACGTCTGGACAATTAAAAAAGTATTTATTAAATCTCAAAATACCGTTTCCGTTTTTAATTGTTTGCAAGGCAAAATCTCTATCTTCTTTTAAATTAAATTGACATCTATAATCCCATTTAATTTTTTTTACATTCATTAGAACGCAAACTTCTGCAAATTTTTTATTTATTGAATAAGTTTTTTTTTCAGTCCAAGCTAATTGTCTATAATTTATACCTATCAATTCAAAGGGTAATTGTTTTGCTTTGTCAAAAATTTCATTCCATATTGAAGCGTCTTTTTTTATATTACCATTTCTGTATAAACCAAAATGGTCTACATCGTCATCACAAATTAAAACCCATTCAAAATTATTTTTCCTTGCGTAATTTAGCATAAAGTTTCTAACATACCCAATCCCTTTATCGTTTTCTAATATGGATACTTTGCTTGGAACTTCATATTTTTCAATTTCTTGTGGTTCGATAAAATGCTTTACTTCAATACCAACGTCTTGAAACAATTTGTAAGTTTTAGTATTTAACCTTCCCTTTGTTGGTATAAAACAAATCATAACTTTTCCTTTTCTGCTTTTAGCTTTTCCATTAAGAACCCACCTACATACAATTTTTGTTCACGCCAAAACTTTACAAGCTGATAGGCTTCTTCATAGTGTTCATTTTCAAATTCTATCTGTATTGCTTTCTTAACTCCAGCCGACATTTGCTCTGTTTGGCTTTTTAGAAAATCTTCATCATCATCCAATATTGAATAATCTATAGTATTTTCATTTTCAAAATCTCCGAGCGCACCTACATTTTGAACTACAACATTAACACTTTCAATACTGACTTCTTGAATGTCTATATTTTCAACTTCTAAAAACTCAATAAGGTATTCTTCTGCGAATGGATTAGACTTTTGATTAAACACTGATACTAGAATTGATATAGCTTCTTTACGGTCTTTAGCTTCGATTTCTACTGCGTTTAGTTCCTTTGGCACTTTATGACCTTCTGCTATTAGTTCGTTTAATACGTCTAACCTATGATGTCCGTCGATGCAGTAATACTCACCTTCACTTTCCCATACATAAAAGGGTAATGAAAATCCGTACTTTAATAAGGACTTTTTAAGGTGCGCTGTATTGTAGGGTAGCTTTACATTTTCAGGTTGCAACGCTTTAATCTTTTGCCAGTCTAGTTTAATTGATTGCTTTATTCTATCTTTCATTTATTTTTTCGTTTATCCATTTAGTGTAGTAGTATGCGAACTGTTCATAGGTTAATCTATATTTAGCTAGTGGACTTGACATATATTGGTGATGCAAAACCTCTAGCGGAACTCCGTTCATAAAGCAAAATTAATCATTTTTTCTTAATTGCTCATAGATTTCACGTTGCATTCTCATTTTGTTCTCAGCTACTAACCGCTTTTTTACTTCAACAATAATAGCCATCTTATCAAAGTCAGTCAAATCCGCTTCTTCTAAAATGGCTAGTATCTTTTCAGCTAATTCAAATTTATCCATTTGCTTTGCTAAATGACTTCAATAACCTAGTCACTTTGGCTTTATCCTTTGCCATTAATGAATAGTTCAAATAGGTTACAGGCTCACCATATCTATTTTTAGAGCTTACTTTTTCTCTTTTGAGGGTGATTTCAAAAGGCTGCTCAATTTTGCGGATAATCTCTCGACTGGCGTTTGAATATCCGAAGTCTTTCATAATTGTTTTGCAGTTTAGGACTTTACCTTCCAATAGGCTTTGTAATAATTTGATTGTGCTTTTCATTCTTTTAGTTTTTAGTGGTTAATTTTATCAATTGATTCTATCATTTTTAATAGATTGATTTTATTAAGCATTATGTAGCTACATTCTGTTGTAATTATTTCAATACAATCTTTAACTACATAACAATCTAATGGGTCTAATTCTGCATCTATTATTTGAATATAACCTTTTTTATTTAGCTTATTGGCTTTAGGATACAATATTTTCTCTATGTTCATTGTGCATTTCTTTAGCGTCAATTTGTCTATTCCTTTCAATACGTAATACATAATCCGCAAAAGAAACTCCATGTATATAATTTTCGTTACTATCTACTGCGTCTTCATATTGGTGTTGTAGTTCGTCTATCCATTCAAAATTTTCTACTAATGTAGGATAATGGTCTTTCCAATTAATTTCTTTTTGGATTTCAGTATTGTTTTCGGCATAATGTACCAATCCTAATACTTGCAATGTTTGTTCTGGTGTTAAATTTGTTAAGTTCATTCTTTTATAATTTAGTTGGTTAATTTATTCATATATGACCGCCATTGAGTCATTTAATACTATCGGACACCACTTGCCCTTATATCTTAAAAATCCGTCGGCAGTTACCGAGCTATCCTTTTGTTTAAATTCAAAGTATAGTTTATCTGTTGGCTTACTAGAGTCAGTTGGCGGTATAAGGTAAGCTATCATTAAGCCAAAGATAATCAAACCGAATAAAATGTATTTACTCATATATTTATTTTAAAGTTACAAATTGAATTGATAGGCTCAAACGCTCCGAAACTTACTATCCTGTTAATATATTGCTTATCTATATTTGATTGCTCATATCGCGCGCATTCGTGCCTTATTTCGCATTCTTTATTAGAACACCTAGCAATATCTAGTGCAATCAAATCTTTTAGCGGATAGACTAGCAACCCCTCACCGCCTTCTGGACAATTATCTATTGACATATTTTTTTTTCGTTTACTGGTTTTATCTCCTTACCAACTCTCGCCATAAATATTATAGTCTTATCATGCGCTAATCCTGCTGTGTGAAATAGCTCCACATTGGATTCAATTTCTTTGATAGCTCCCTTCAATCGACTTGGATTTAATATCATAGCCTTGCACTTTATAATGGGCTCAATAGGCATTTTTTTATGAAAGCGGTATTGTTCTAAGTCCATTAGAAAGGTGTCTTATCGTCTGACTTAGATTCTTGTTTTGGGGCTATTGGATATTCCTTTGCCTTTGAAAATACGACCTTACCATTACCTACATAGGTGCGAGATGCTTTACTTTCTCTTTCCTCTTTGGTTTGGGTTATCCATGCAGAGCAATTGTTTCCATAATTGTCTACTTTCTCGTTAATTGAAATAGTGATTGACTTTTTTTCTTCTTTTAAAT